ACTAGCGCCAAAAACCATTGGATTCTTGATATTTATGATTATACAAACACAACAGGCGCGATTTCATGTCGCGGAAGTGGGATGTATTTTAACACTTCAAGCGCTTATTCAACTTATCAAGGTCATGGCTTCCACCATCTTTACGACTAATCACATGATCTACTTGATTAGCTTCTTGACCACAGTATGCACAGATGTAACCATCACGCTTTAATACTCTTAAGCGTTGGTCTTTCCATTTTTGTAATCCAAGCTCTCTATGGCTTGCATCTCTTAATGCCATCCGTACTTACTCCAATGATCTAATGCAATGCATGGCTCACCATATCTATGGCCTATGTAATCTAAGCCCCATACTACCTGAGTCCATCCATCTTGGTCTCTTAGCCATTCACTCTTACCTTGAGGAATACCATAATGAGAACCATTACTTGCTAATGGATTCCATGCTGATTCTTTACCATATAGCTTTAATAAGCATCTATGTTCTTTATGATTAAAGTCTAATAGATATAACGCATAAGTCTTATAATCTATATATTGCACTGGTTTAGAGCCACCTGCATCAGGCATTATGCATAGAGCTATCCCAATAGCTACTAGCACCCCGCAAGCTACGCCCCGAAGGGGCTTGCGGTGAGCCTTTGAGAGGCTCTGCGCCGTTAGCGTACCATACCGTGTCAAGATGTGCATAACTATGCTCCTAACTAAGCGTAAAGTGAAGTTCTGCCCCTACTTATCCACAGGGTGTGAATTATTCATAACAACAACAATAGATCCAAATCCAGCTGGTGAATGATAATTTCCAAAAGTCAATCTGCCCTTAATAAAGGTTATTTGGTTTGGCATACAATAAGTGTGAAACCAACGAGTATCTGTACTGTTAGGCAATAAGAACACTACTGGCACTTTTGCACTAGCTTCTAAACCTTTAGCAAGAAACTTAGGCAATTCTCTGCCATAAGGCGGATTGCACCATATTGCTGAAGATGAATAATCAGCCCAATCCACAGCCAAGGCATCACGCTTTAATTCATTGTCATGATCTAACCCTAGCCAGTTGTCACATTTAGCAAGCTCTTTATCAGCAGCTGCATCAAGGTCAAAATTAAAACGATTATTCCAATCATCGAAGAATGCCTGTGGCGTTCCCCAGTTCTTTTTCTTACCATAATCAGCATTATTAAATTGAGGAGTGTGGTTCAATCTTTACCCCATCCAGTACCCTTGAAGATTGCCCCTACTGGGCTAATTAACTTGATCATAGGTTCATTACAATAAGTGCATAGAACTGTGGGTTTATCGTGCCAGCCATGATGCAGCTCATTCTTTAATCCGCATCTTCCACATTTGTAATCGTAGGCTGGCATGTAAGGCATCTCCCAATCATCCATGAACCACAGCTGCATCGTTCGATGTCAGTCTCTTTAGGTTCTTTATCTAAGTGTCCATATTTTAATATGAGTAGTGGCAAGAGATCAGCTAATCGGATGACACAAGCATATTCACCTGCATCTTCTCCCTGCCCATTTAGCCTAATGACTCCGAATCCCAATTCCCCCGAAAGAGATGTCCGAGCCTTTAATTGCTTTATGTACGCAAGCGGTTGAAATCCAGCGCGGGCTTTGACTTCAACATCGAACGGTACATTGACAATATCCTTGCCACTACCCCTGCCCACACATGCGCCCTGCCACTGAGTCGATAGGTACTCAGCTACAACACGCTCTGTGCGGAACCCTCTGTGCTTCCTATGTTGGCTAATGTGGCAATCCTGCCATGTAGCCCATTGCAACTCCACCAATAAACAAAGCAAGAGTTAATAACATAAGTAGCGTTTCCTTATCCATTGACTGCCTTGCACTTACTACATTGCCATGTCGCTGATGGCTTGATTAGGCCATCCTGAGCTACTGTGAATGTTAAATCGTGAATCATTGTAGGTGCATTGCATAACTGACATGGAATCTCATTAACTAGTGGTACATCATCAAGATTAACCCAGCCGTAAGGTGTATGAACTTCAATGTATCCCATTATACCCTCGCTTTCTGCGGTTCCCATTTCCCGCTACTGCTCAAGTTGTACCAATGCGTTGGACACTTATCCATCCCACCACTTTGACCCTTGGTGGCACAGAAGAATCCTGCCCAATCTTTACCAGTCTTAGCAGAATGACCAGTACGCCATTCCATGTGACCATGATTGCAACTAGGTGCATCCATAGCTTCAGCAGTACCCAGAATCTCTGTCACTGTTGCCATTGCAGACTCCAGGGTTACTGGTGCGTTGGTGGTCTTAACAGATGATCCGATAGGTGTAGTCCAATAATCAGTGTCACCCTCTTTAATGTCCTGTGGTGCTGGCTTTAATTCTTGCTTTACTACTTTAAGAGCTGGATGGTTAGGTGCAACCTTACTCATTTCCTCGCGGCTAGGACGCTTTCCTTTAGGAGCATAACCCGCATTTGCAAGCGCTCTGCCAATAGCAGATGTCTCGCAATTCTCCAATGCAGAAGTTTGATTGACCCCGCGAGTGCTAACTGTTTCCTCAGCGTACCCTGTTGCCCATGCGATGCTATCTTGGCTAGTCTTATAGAGATATGCCTTAACAATATATCTACTAGCTTCCACAACTTCCAACTCAGTGCTAATACGAAAATCTGGATAGTCCTTAATAAACTTTTCAAGTCGAACCTCCACTGGTTCATAGTCGGCTAAATTAAACATTACGCTCCTTTAATGAAAATAGGATGTCTGAAAGTTTCTTCATAATTTGTTCATTCTGCCAAAATATAGCAACATTCATTTCTCCTGCATCGTAGGCATTAGCTTTGATGTTCTGCATCTCAGCCCATATTGGTCTATTTAGATCAGGCATAGAGTTCATTCTCCTCTGTAGCTAGTTGTCCCATTAGAGCAATATAGGCTGCTCCATCGATGTAATTATCTGGTTTATCGACTGTGCCTGTACTGGCTCTGGCAATCTTGATGAGCGCGAGTATTGCACAGACTTGATAGTCCTCGACTGGGTGCTGTAGGTATGCACTGATGAGCATTGCTGCGTGTTGCATGTTATCTGCTGGGTGGCCGTAGTCATTAAGACCACGATTTTGAATGATGTCAGTTGCACTCTGTAAAATCTCCTGATATTTCATTCTTGCCAGAAATCTGCTCGATTGACTGCTCTGCCTTTGTGCCAGCCATCGCGATGGCCACGATCATAGGCTTCTTTGTAGGATTGTAACGCCCATATAATAAAGCTAATACCTGCCCCTATAAGGCATATAATTAGCAGCTTGTCATTGTTGCTCATTGTGTAACCTATCTGCATCCAGTGCCCTCGACTGGCTTACATACTTAGTGTGACATAAAGGCCAGACTAATTAAGGGACATTTGTATAACGAAATGGTAACGAATCTGCCTCATCAATCATCGTGTCGATGGTGCGAACTACATCAAGCGTAAAGTCGTCCATAAAGGGTAAATGACCCATCCTTGTTTATAGGAACTAGCATTGGGCTAACGCGGTCTCCATGCGTTTCAATGACTGCCACGCTCATTTGCCAATTTGCACTGCCAGCCTTCAAATAAGAGGCTTTCTTCTTGTCCATAACATTTCCTGCCTCTAAGCCCCACAAAGTCCTGTATGAGGCTCCTATGCCCTCTGTGAAGGCACTAATGCCTGCCCTGTGAGTGTGACCACAGACCACAGACTTCCCAAACTTCTTAGCCAACCCTAGAGCTGTAAGTCCAGCATTTGAGTTCATTGATCCTTCATCGCCATGGACTAAGACCCATCCCTTATGAAACTCGAATGGTCTTTTATGGAAGCGGATTCCAAGTCCAGCGAAGTCCATAAACTTTGCGTATTCCAGTTCTGGTAATCCGATGAGGCTAGGTGCGCGTAATAGTGTGTGGTATAGGCGGTCTGTGTGATTGCTCCGAGTGACATCTGTTGTGCCAAGTTCATAGAGAATATCTTGCGCAAGGCTTCTGTCAGCATCTAGCGTACCTTCCCACTCCAGCTTAGTACCCTGCGCCCAGCGAGACTGGCTCTGCATATCTAGCTCATCGCCTGTGTTAAGGATAAGGTCGAACTTTTCCCGCTTTACTAACTTGATAAGATTCTTCACAGCTGCTTCATGATGGTACGGGATTTGTAAATCCGATATAACAAGATAGCGGGCTTTAGTCATCGTCCTCATCTTCGTAGTTGCCGAACTTCTCTGGATCGACAGGGTTAGGCAATATCCAAGCAGGGTAGGCATTAGGCTCAGTAATCATAAACATGGCTACATCTTCTTTGAAGCCTGCTCGCTTAAGACTACAGAAATACTCATAAAGCCCAATGCAATAAGCATCTAGCTTTGAGTAACCTTGATCCTCTAATGCTTTAGTTGCTTTTCTTGCCATAGCAGAATGTTACCTGTCTAACAAAATGTTGTAAATCTCGTCCACCCGCGTGTTTAATCTTTTAATTTCGCTGAGAAGATGAGTAATTACATAACCAGCAAGACCCCCAATGACTCCAAGGGTTGCCAGATAGAAAGTAAAAAAGTCCTGCTGCGTCACTTTTTAATGCCCATAGCAGGGTCATTTGCATTGAGATAGCGCATGACTGGTGGCAGAATAGAAGCAACACCTGCTGCAATAAGAGCCTTAGGGTCTGTGACCCCAGCAGCTGCCATTGATATTACTGCTACTAAGAAGGCTCTAGCCCAAGAACCTGCTGCTGTCTTTAGTTCATTCATTACTGGCTCCTAACATAGGTACTTGAAAAAAAGAACCATCATTGTCAGCTTCTTGCGTAAACGAGATATGACAGTGGTGGTTGTGTTTGTTTGAGCCCTCGTATGTTCGCCAAGCCCAAGCCTTTTTGCTTGAGGCGATACGACCATCAAAGATAATATAGGTAATGCGCTTTTCTCTTTTAGACTTGCATAAGAGACGAATCTGATCTGCAATATCTGGCATGAGGTCTGGCTTGCTCCGACCACTGACATCACGATCAACATCGATGGCACGAACCCAGCCATTAGCATCGGGATTATGATCGCTAGGACGAGCTGCGTGTCGGGTATCACCAATCCAGCCATCCGATGTGCGGTCACGACTTGGATAGGAATCATCAAACTGCTCTCTTAATTGGATTGCAGCTCTAGATAGTCTTGGCTTCATCCAAGTAGCAACACTGCTTCATCGGCAGTAATGCCTAGTTTAGCTAGGAGTGCCGCTTTGTCTGCCTCAGCTTTTGCTCTAGCAGCATCTCTTGCTTCTTTAGCTGCCATATCAATTGCTTGTTGAGCCAATTCCGCATCATTCATGTCGCGTACAATTTCTTCGCCTGTTTCAAGATTTTTAATTGTGATTTGTGGTTTCATATTAGTTCACCCCGTATAGTATGTAAGAACCTGCAATAGTTGCACTGCCACCACCAGATTTTAATGTAAGTGATGTGATTGCAGTAGCAGTTGCTTGATTAGAATATGATGCTTGATAAGTTGAATAAGCGCTTGAAGTGTTAAAATACATCCCACTTCCGCGACATGAAATCGCGCCTGTTGTGTTTGTATAATCATAAATATCAAGAATCCAATGGTTTTTGGCGCTAGTAAATAATGGATCGGCTGCGCCGTTTCCATAGTAAAATCCATTATCATTTATTACTGAACCATCAACAGAAGTCGCACCATTTTGTCCATAAGATGAACGAATATAATTTGTAGTAACTGAGTTATATTGAATGCTCCAGCCATCATTGGCAGACATAGTTGTATTCCACATGACTAATTGAAGGTGCTTATATGTTTGGGGAATACCAGATATAACCTTTGATGTAGTGCTAAGAGTTCCGCTATCAATTACTGTCATTCCACCGCTTGCAGCTGTAGCCCACTTCAAACCTGTTGCAGCTGTTGAATCTGCCTGCAATACTTGCCCGTTAGTGCCTACTCCCAGACGAGCATCGACTGTAGTAAAAGTAAATAAATCACCTTTAGTTGTCAGAGGTGTCTGGTCTGTTGGTGTTGTCCATGAGAAATCCATGTCTGTGTTAGTAGCTTTAGCCAGTACCTGACCAGTAGTGCCACCCTTCAAATCAACCAATGATGCATCGATTGAATCGCCTAGAGTCTCAATGGCTACTGCGCCATCCTTGACCAAGTCAGTGCTGGTTGGCACTGCCCAACCAAAGTTAGGGGTTGTTGTTGCCATTAGTTTATTACTCCGATCGCTTTAGACCACTGTAGTGTAGCATTTACGCCACTCCAAAGGGTATTGGTTGGGATTACTGTTGCCCATGTTGGGGCAATAAGTGAAAAATCTGTAGGTGAGACATAAATAGTTGCATCAACATAAGTTGGTGTAGCTGCAAGTGAAATGCCCTCTACAAAGCCTGAAAAGTACCCCTCGAACATGTTGAAGGGTAGGTTAGTAATAACTACTGGCTCGCCAAAGAACAGGTTGATAAGGTCGTCTAGTTGCGCAGATGGCATTGTAGGGTTATCGAGTCTAAAAGTAATCTGGTCAAGCTGTGTTCTAGGTGTCGAGCGCAAGGCTAAGTCTCGCTCTACAATATCCTCGACATCTGCAAGATAACGGATATTAGAGTCAAATGACCTTTGGTAGCGTCCATAGGTAGCAATCGAAGCATCGTCTGTAGCTGAGTAGGTACTGCCATAATCATTGCCATAACGCACAATTTCGCTGTTACGAATCTTGCCGATTTGTAGGATTGACTTAACGCTAGATGGGGTTGCGTAATTTGCGTCTAATTGAGTTGAGCCATTAGCTGCTAAATAAGTGCTTCTATGATCCGCGTCAGCATAGGCTATGCGCCCCTGTTTGTCCTCATACAGCAGACCTAGTGCGCTGTCTGCTATCTGTGTCACTAAGGTCTGTGTGTTGCGAGCATCTGCACTCAAATTATCCATTTGATATAACCCAGTATCGATTTCGCCTAAGCCGACATTCTCAGCATAAGCCCATGTCGTAGTCGGGTCGTAATTAACCCACTGAAGGGCAGGTGCTACTTCTTGCCATTGATTGACCAGTAAGTCCTCAAGAATAATAGAAATCTGCTCACCATCTAGGTCATGAGCTACTGCTGCTGTGTAAATTGCTTTAGGCAATTTAGCCAGCGCTCCCACTGCAAGAATTGAACCAACAGTAACAAAGCCACTTTCCTCTGGGCTTCTCACTGAGGTTCTAAAATCTGAAACTGTGCCACCAAATACAGGCACATATACACCAGCACTGTCTTTAAGTTCTAGAGTTAGAGAATCCGTTACATCAATGTCAAAGAGAGCATTGGTTGAATTAATAATGTCCATGCGAGCATAACCTGCTTGACATTGCCGATCAATATCAATGCGACCAGTAGTTACATTAACCGAGGTTACATTGGTATAAACAGTAGTGCCTACTGTAATGCGCCATTCTGGAAGCCATGTCATATTGGTAGCAGCAGATTCGATGTTCCACGCCCGACAGCTTGTCGAATGACATCTTCTACAGCGCGGGCTATTGTTTCTGGGTCTCCAATACCTGTATTAACAGTTGTTGCAATGGTTACGCCTGCTGGTGAACTAGCAGTAGCATTACTACTGCCCGTAGGTACTTGAGGCATTACTCCAGTAGCGCCACTTATTCCAGCAGTTGCTGCTGCTTGAGCTGCGTATCTTGCACCTGATAAAGCCTGTGCGAATGATGCACCGCCTGCTAATCCAGCAGCTAAAGAGTTTTGGGCAATGGTGTTAGTCAATGCAATAGATTGACCATTGACTTCAATCAAAGCTCGCTTAACTCCGTCTAGTCCAGTTTCCCATGAAATAAACGGATTGCCCGCATCCATAGAATAAACCTCAGTAAGTACAGCCTGAAGGCTTGTTACTTTAACTTGGGCAGCATCTAGCATTTTTGTGTATTTATCTATCTGGTCAATGTTTTCTGTTTCGATAGCCTGCATAAGCTTGAGACGAATACGATCTTCTTCCGAAATCTTACCCTTAAGAGCAGCTTCAATCTGAATCTTCTGTAGGTCAAAGGCTGCCTTAGCCTTAGCCAATTTAAGAGCATCTTGCTGCGATTTTAATGTTTTCTTATTAGTTGCAAGAATGTCGGCCTGTTGTTTTTTAGCAGCAGCAGCAGCTTTAATCTCTGCCTGATTTCTGGCATAAGTTCCAGCTGGACTCTTTGAACGATTAGTCAAAGGTGTTTTAATAGTTGGAATAAGCCCAAACTTGAAATCAACTTGGCTCAAAGCCTGTTCCATAAGTTTAGGAGAAATAATGGTTGCCAACAATTTGCTAAAGAAATCAATCTTGGCAGTTGCTTTATCTATATCGCCATTGCCTGCAAAGGTTGCAAATGCATCTATTAACGCACCGCCAATAGTTTCTGAGGCATTGGCTGCTGCAACATTGAGTTTATCTAGTTTTCCAGCATAGGTATCAGCTGCAAGAGCTGCCTGACCATTAGAAATCTTTGTGATTCTAAGAAGGACTTCTTCAAATGACATTGCGCTGAGTTGGGCTTTACTTAAACCTAAGCCATATTTTTGCAATCCCTTTGTATTGCCCGCAAAGGCCTTTGCAATATCATCTGACACTGAAACGACATCCACACCACTTTGCGCGCTCAAATCAAGTGCAGTTTTTAATAACTCCTGAGACTTACGAAAATCTCCAGTTGTGGTAACTAATTTCTGATAAGCAGGACGAAGTTGATCATCAAGAACGCCAAATTGCTTTTCTAGGTCGGATATAAAAATCTTGATTGCTGGGTCAGCAAAGGCTAGACCTAGATTATTCAAAGTACGAGAAAGAACCCTTGCTGCTTTAT